GGGTTTTTTATTTGAGGGAATAATATTTGGTAGGGCAGGCGCCGCAGGGCATAGGTTCCACACCCGGTATCCTATGCGGATAAAGTGAACCCAAGCACTCCGCTAAACGGATATCAGAGAAAAGCCTGCTCATTCCCTCTTTAATCAAGCCCCGGTAAACGCCGGGGCTTTTTTATTAGCATCGCGGGCAGGCCAAGAGCAGGCGCTGGCGTCATAACCCAGAGAGCCGGGTTCAACTCCCGGGCCCGCTACCAATACGGCAAAGCAAGCGCGGTCGCTACCCCGGTAACGTAAAACCGGTACCGGGAGTTCTTAATTGAACTAGCCCGGTCCGACTCCGGGTGCTGTAACCAGTTAAATCAAGCCTCGGTTAAATGCCGGGGCTTTTTTATTGGGGAAAAATGTCAAAGAAAAAGTCAGAGAAAATACAACACCGGCAGGATTGGCACAAAGAGAGATTCCTCGACCGGTATCCGCGGTACTGCCAGGTAGACAAGACGGCCAAAGCGGCGGGTATAGACCGGACAACGTTTTACAAGTGGCTGGAGGATGACGAGGATTTTGCCAAGGCCTTCGAGGACGCCAAAAAGAGGGCGGTTGAAACACTGGAGGCGGAAGCGTTCCGGCGCGGGGTAAAGGGCATCCTGAAGCCGGTATTCTACAAGGGCGGCCGGTGCGGGCAGATACGGGAATATTCCGACACGCTGTTAATCGTCCTGCTTAAAGCCAATGCGCCGGAGAAGTACCGGGAGCGGCATGAGATAAGCGGGCCGGGCGGCGGGCCGTTGAAGAGTGAGCTTAACATCATCGTCAAGGACAAAGAGACGGCGGAGATGATAGGCAAGATTCACGAGCGGACGGAGAAAAGTGGAGTTTAAGACCACACGGATTTATAAGGACCTGGTTAGGGCCTGGGTTGAGCATAAACGGCGGTTCATGGCGGAGGGGGGGACATCCAGCTCGAAGACGTATTCCATCCTCCAGTTTTTGATAACGCTGGCGCGTGAAGCAAAAGAGCCGTTACTGATATCCATCGTATCCGAATCGTTGCCGCACCTGAAACGGGGTTGTATACGGGATTTCTTCAACATCCTGGGTGAGAGTACGGAAAACAACCCGTACTGGAGCAAGACCGAATTTATTTACAGCCGTCCGGACTGGAAGGGGCGGTTTGAATTCTTCGGGGCGGATGACAGCAGCAAGGCGCGGGGGCCGCGGCGGCAGATACTTTTCATCAACGAGGCCAACAACGTGATATGGGAGACGGCCAGAAACCTCGATATCCGCACTTCCATGTTCACAGTCATAGACTGGAATCCGGTAAGCGAGTTCTGGGCGCATGAGTTCTGGCTGAATGAGCCGGACAATGCGTATTCGCATTCGACCTACCTGGACGCCAAAGACGCCGGCGTGCTGCCGGAACAGGTAATAAAGGACATCGAGAGTTACCGGGAGAAAGACCCGAACTGGTGGAACGTGTACGGGCTGGGGCTGGTAGGCAGGATAGAGGGGTTGGTGCATCCGTCATTCATGCAGGTGGACGGCTTGCCGCCGATGGGGACGGAGTTTTACGGGCTGGACTGGGGGTTTGCGTCCGACCCGACCGTGCTGGTCAAGAACGTGGTAATAGGCGATAAACTGTATTCCAAACAGATGTTCTACGATTTTTCAGCACTGACGAACGGGCAGATAGCGCAGCGGATGACGCTCCTGGGAGTGGATACGAAAACGCCGATATATGCCGACCCCGATGAGCCGAAAAGCATCGAAGAGATAAGTAAAATGGGGTTTAACATCCTCGAAGGGGTAAAAGGCCCCGGCAGCGTTGAGTACGGTACGCAACGGGTTAACCAGTTTTACCAGTACTGGACAAAAGACAGTATTGACTGCATTAAAGAGCAAAGGAACTTCAGATACATCAAAAAGGTGGTGCAGGGGCGGGAAATATTCACCGATGAGACCACGCACCAGTATTCTCACGGCATGAGCGCAAGGCGATATGGCGTAGCAACGTTCAAAATGCGAACCAGTCCTTTACAACCCTTAAAATCATCATACAGCTTTTAGGAGGTTTAAATGACAGACCAGATTTTAGATTTACACAAAGAGGCCATGGCCGAATTATCAGACCTGCAAAAGCGCATGGATGATGACCAGGATTTTCCCCGCAATGTACAGTATATCATGCAAGATGCTAAGGGCAAGAAAATTGACGGTGTAGTGAATATAACTATTAACCGGCCTCTCGTATTTCGTACTTATGTTGAGGCTGCTCTTGGAAAATCAGATGAAAAAGTGCTGGTTAATTCCGATGACGAGAAATTAAACACTGCCAACATCGAAAAAATAATCACTGCCATATACGCTCAAGGTAACGCCAAGCGGGGTAAGAACGGTAATTGGAAAATCGAGAGTGTTATTGACCAGATGACCTGCGAGCGCGGTTCTGCGGCCATGCTGATAGTCTGCACGAAAAAGAATGACCCTAAAACCGGAGAATACCTTGACATTGATATTGTGGACTGGGATACCCGCTATAGCTGTTTTATCGAAGGCTCAGACGGGTATAAGCAGGCTGGCATCGATACGGAAAAAACGAAAGCGCAGATTGAATCAGCGGCGTGGGCTGTTGAAAAAGGCTTTCAGATATCCGGCAAATCGGGGATACAGACCGAGATATGGACCCTTGATAAGCATTTATTTTACATAGACGATAAAGAGGAATTCGGTGAGGATAATCCTTTCGGGTTCGTGCCGATAGCGTTCCGCAGGGTGCCTATAGGCACGATGTTATCAGATAAAGACAGACTTAAATACGAGGGAGAATCCATCTTTTACCCTATACGCTCGATAGTAAAAGAGATTAACCGTATTTATTCCATCATATCTACAAAAGCCATTGAATCAATTAAGGGGCCGATACAGGTTAAGACCGATAAAGATTTAGGACCGAACTTTTACCGCGAAGCAACCGCCCCTGGTGCGGCCACGTCTGTTGATGAAACTGACGCTATCCGCCCTATACAGTTTAACGATATCAAACAATCGGCACTACATCAATTAGGGCTGTTGGAAAACCAGTTGGATGACGCAACGCTATCACGAGTAATGCGCGGTACTCTGCCGACTGGCGGTATATCTGCTGTCGCCTTGCTTGAAATAGAGCGAGGACAGGGACAGGTACTCGAACCACGCCTTGCAACAAGGGGTTTACTGAAAACATCTGGCGCAGAAATGGCTATAGCGGAAATCCTTACCCTCAACCTTAATTCCTTCGATATAGGCACGAAAGGCCACAAGAAGAGTTGGAATAAAAAGGACATTGAAGGCGAATACGAGATTCAGTACATTTACTCCAACAAAACTACTGAAACAGATTACGCCCGATTATCTATAGCTAAAGGTTATAAGGATGTTCTGGACGATTTAACCGTTTTGAGGGATGTCCTCCATCGAGACGACCCCGAAGGCGACCTGGCAAAACTCCATCGCCAGCAATTAAGGGAACTCGTACCGCCGTTAAGAATATATGACGGTGTAATGGCTTTATCCAAACTATACGAAGATGGCGATGAATCAGTGGCCCCGGAAATCGATATCGCCGAGGCATACCTGGGGGTAGCAGTAGAACAGCTAAAGTCCGGCCAATTCCCGCAACTGGGAGAAAGTAAAAGGCCGGAAGACAAGACAGATTTACCGATTGTATCTGATTTGAGTTCTAACCAGAAAGCGGCGGATTTGAAACGCAGTCCCGCTGATATGGAGGCCGGATAATGGACAAACGTTATAAACAAGACGAAGTGCGCAAAAGAATCAGTGCATTATTCATTAAAAATCCAACAGCATCATCCATGGCGCGGCCGCCCGGCGCGAACATGAAAAACATAGCGCGCGGGAGCGCGGGCATTATAAAACCGCCGGAGATTAAGTAAATGACAATGCCGACGATTGCCAATTTAAGGGCAAAGCTGAAAAGAAAAAGCCCCGTAGACCTGGCGGTTGAAAAACTAAAGAAGTTCCAGAAACCAAATAGCGATGAGTACGATGTGTGGGGGGCTTACGATTCCGGGGAGTACGAGCGTGAATTTTTGGCGCAGGTATTCGGGGAAGACGTGATAACCAGCGTTGAGAAATTAAGCGGCGAATACAATGCGGACATGGCCGCCCTCGAACCCTACCGTGTTGAAGACAATTACCTCGTGCGGGGGGCGCTCAACGCCGGTGTCCCGGCAGACATATTAAAGCGGCGGTTTGGCGAAGACGCGATGACGGCGCTGGCCGCGCCCGTACCCGCTAACGCGGACATTTTAAAGCCGGTAAACATAGAAAATATTCCGCTGGCGCTGCCGGTACAGGAAACGGTGGAAGAGCGCGATAACAGGCTTTACGAGCAGGCGGTATTCGAGACGCAGGTACTGCCCACGCTGCCGGGTGAAATAATGGGGCAATACTTTAGGGCGAAACGCGGGGACATAACGGCGGATGAATTCAATGAGATTTACCGGACATGGCAGGAAACAAGGAAGCTCGAACTCACGGAGCTGGTGGGGAAACTTTTGCCGGGGTTAAATGAGATAGCGGAGGATAAACGCACCGGCGCGGCAATGGCTTACCTGGACGCGCTGTATAAAGACGAGGCGGTACAGGCGGGGTTTGTGGAGGCGATACGCGCGATGGGGCACACGCCGGAAGCGGAAGACATAATAAAAGGGGTTATGCCCGGGTTTACGGCGCGGGACATCAAGATAATATTCGGGGAGAATGTTACGCCGCTGGAACAGTTACCGCTGGCCGGGTACCGGATATCCGAGCAACCGCTGCAGGACGTAATGGATTATGCGGTGAAAGACCCGGAAGGGTTAAGGCGGGCGGTAAGGTACGAGGGCCGGACTCCGGAGACGGAGGCGTTACTGGAAAGCGTTTACGGGGTGCTGCCGGATAATTACCTGGACAAGTATTTTGAGACGGGGCCCGCCGATGACTTCCTGACGGGGAAGTGGTTACCGAAGCCGCTTAAAGACTATTGGGGAATGGCGGTACAGGGGATAGGGGACATATTATCAATGACGGGCGGTGTTGCGGACCGGTTCGGCGCGGACGGCATGGCGGAAGAATTAAAACTGGCTGGGACATACGGGCAGGTCTACGCCAAAGACGTAAAAATTGCCGATAAATATACGCCGCAGTGGTTTGCGCAGAACATGGCGCGCATGGCGCCGCTGATGCTGGGGCTTATGGGGGTAAGCATTATAACGGGCGGTACCGCGTCCGGCGTGATAGCGGCGGCGGGCGGCGGGACGTTTTTACAGGCGGCGGGCGCCGCTGTTGTATCCGGCGTTGTATCCAGCACTGGGGAAGGGTTAATGGAGGCGGGGGACGCTTACAACGAGGCCAAGGCAAGAGGGCTAAACGATGCTGAAGCGGGAGCGGTATTCGACCGCGTATTCCAGCAAAATGTCGCGCTGTTATCCGGCTCAAACACCGTGCAATACGGGCTGACGTTTTTTATACCGGGCGGCAAGGCAACATCATTCCTGGTCAAAGCGCTGACGTACGGATTTGACGCGGCAAGCGAGGGCGCGGAAGAGGCGGGGCAGCTTGCGATACAGCGGGGGGCGCTGGGTGAACCGCAACGGTTCGATGACGAGATGCTCCAGAGCCTTGTTTTGGGCACGGCGGGCGGTTTTGCCTTCGCCGGTATAGGTACGGTAAACAGCCTGATACAGGAAAAAATTATAAACAAGATGCCGGAGAGCGATTACGACCAGTTCCGGCAAAAGATACAGTCGTACATAGGGTTGGGATTCAGCCGCAAAGAGGCGGAAGCTAAGACATGGGACGAGTTCGCGGGGACGCCGGAGGGATTGACGGCGGTGAAAGAGGCGGCGGATGAAGTAATGGCGGAAGAGGCGGCGGAAATGCGGGCGCAGGCCCCGCAGGCGCAGGCGGCGGTAAAGGAAATAAGCGGGCAGGCCGGTACCGCTAACGAACAGGTAGATAATTTTGTCAATGAGTTTACGGAAAAAGATAGCGGAACCAAAGAGGTAAGCTATCCGAATATTGAAAAAGACAATGCAATCACAAATCAAGTACGGGAGATAGTCCAAAAACAAAACGAAATAATAGACCAGCAGGGCGAAATACTTTCCAAATATAAAAAAGATAAATACGGTAATATATCTCTATCCCCTCAAGACGAAAGAAGGTTTGATGAATTAACTGCCCAGAGAGAGGAATTAAGCAAACAAAGGGACGCACTGGAGAAAACACGCCCCAATGCGGATTTGGTTAAAAAAGAGGCTAATGCAAGGTCTCAATCCTTAGATACTAAACCGGTAAAGACAGTTACCCCTCGTCTTCCTAAGAGTTATGTTGATTTTCTTAAAGAGGATGCCCCAGATCCGCAGACGGCTAAAGAAAATATTGCCAAAGCGCGTAAGGCTTATGCCGAGGGCGATATTATGACGCTTGAGGAGCTGGGATTAGATGAAGCCTCTAAAGAATTACAGGAAAATACAATAAAAAGGGAACTGTCTAAACCAAAAAAAAATCAAATACCAAACAAAGAAGCGCAATTCCAGCAAGTACAGGAAACGGTAGAAGATAGTGGTGTTCCGCCTGTTAATCTTCCCAAGGCACCTGCACCGCCCACTGTTACACCCTCAACACAACAGCCGCAAAGTC